AGAGGAAACTCGATGTAAAGCTAGTGACACAACATTAAAATAGTTAATCGTTTCAGGGGAATCAATTGTCTAAATCTATAACACAGCTGGCAAGCCGGATTGAACTCTGGCCCGTCGACCGGCTGCAGCCTTACGCCAAGAACGCACGAACCCACAGCGACGAACAGGTAGCCCAGATCGCGGCATCGATGCGCGAGTTTGGTTTCACAAATCCGATCCTGGTTGACAGCGCCGATGGCATCATCGCCGGTCACGGTCGCCTGCAAGCAGCGCGAACGATTGGACTGGAGCAGGTTCCAGTCATCGTTCTGGACCATCTGACCGACGCACAGCGCCGCGCCTATATCCTGGCCGACAACAAGCTGGCGCTGAACGCGGGCTGGGATGACGCGATGCTGGCGGAAGAACTGCGGCGACTGGACGGCGAGGGTTTCAATGTTGCGCTGACAGGGTTTTCCGACGAGGAACTTGAGGGTCTGTTGGTTGAACCCGAAGAGGCCAGCTCTGCTTTGACCGATCCTGACGAGGTTCCTGAGATCCAGCCAGACACAGTTACCAAGCTGGGCGACGTTTGGCTGCTGGGCAAGCATCGGGTCATGTGCGGCAGTTCGACGAACCTGGACAACGTCGACCACTTGCTGTTGGGCAAGAAAGCCCACATGGTTTTCACCGATCCGCCGTACCTGATGAACTTCACCGGCGCTATCAATCACGAAGGTAAGAAAAGTTCATCTGGCGCAAAGCACGCAGCAATCGCCAATGACAACCTGTCCGAAGAAGAAGGCCAGCAGTTTCTGCGAGACGTTGCAACTGCGATCAAGATGTATTGCGACGGCGCATGGTACGTTTGCTTCTATCGTCTGGGAATTGACTGGGTGATGAACGCTATGACCGACGTCGGACTTAAGTGGCGCAACCTTATTATCTGGAAAAAAAACAACCTGAACCTTTCGAACAGCGATTACAAATCAATCTACGAGCCTATTATTTACGGATGGTCTAGCGACTATGAGCCTGTGCTGTACGGATGGAATCACAAACATGAATTTCACGGAAGCAAGGGCGCAACCGACATTGTAGAAATTGTCGTTCCAAGCATCTGGGAGATTGAGAAGACAAAAAAGAATGACCTGCATCCGACAATGAAGCCTGTTGCTTTATGCGAGGCGGCAATCCTGAACAGCAGCAAGACCGGTCAGACCGTGCTGGACTTGTTTGGCGGGTCGGGTTCGACGTTGATCGCTGCCGAGCGAAATCAGCGCGTGGCAAGGTTGATGGAACTTGAGCCGAAGTACGTGGACGTCATCGTTCGCCGATGGCAGGAGTTCACCGGCAAGGCGGCAACACTTGAAAGCGACGGGCGCACATTTGCTGACGTTGAGTCAGGCATTGCAAAAGCGGCGTAAGTGATGGCTGAACTAATAAGCCTGTCCGCTTATGGCAGGCAGCGCGGCGTCAGCGCTGTTGCGGTAAAGCGTGCGATTGATAGTGGCAGGCTGCGTGCCAGTGTGTCGCGTGACGCAAAGGGTAATCCGAAGATCGACCCAGAAATTGCAGATAGCGAATGGGCTGCAAACACTGACACGAATCGGGGATGGCACGCGCAGGAGCGCAGCAAACAAAATGCCGAAACTGAACTCAAGGTCAGCGGCACGCTTAACCAGTCACGGGCGGTCAAGGAAGCTTACTTGGCGCGGCTGGCAAAGCTGGACTTTGAGGAACGGTCTGGACTTCTGGTTCGCGCTGACGAGGTAAAAGACCAAGCATTCAAGACAGCGCGAATTGTAAGAGACGGCATGATGAACATTCCTGATCGGATCGCAGCTGAAATTGCGGCGTGCAGCGACCAGTTCGAAGTGCATCGTCGGCTATCCGAAGAAATACGCAAGGCGCTAGACTCAGCGTTCACCAATGCAAACTAAACGCTGGTCGCTAATCGAAGCGGCAACGAACGTCACGGTCGGTTATGGCGTGGCACTGGCGACGCAGCTAGCCGTGTTCCCGCTGTTCGGCATTTACATTCCGCTGTCCGCTGACCTGGCTATCGGCGGCATTTTCCTGGTCGTGTCGCTGGTGCGTTCGTACCTGCTGCGGCGTTTGTTCAACCGCATCAAATGAACCTGATCTACCTTAACGCTTTCCGCGCTGGACTGACGCCAGACGCCGACCTGACCGTAAGCGAATGGGCCGACCAGCACCGGATGCTATCGCAGAAGGCGGCGTCCGAACCCGGCCCCTGGCGCACTGACCGCACACCGTACCTGCGGGACATCATGGACTGCCTGTCGCCATCGTCGCCGGTCGAGACTGTCGTGTTTATGGCGGGAGCGCAGGTCGGAAAAACCGAGTCCGGCAATAACTGGCTGGGGTTCGTGATCCATCACGCGCCGGGGCCGATGATGATGGTCCAGCCGACAGTGGACACGGCGAAGCGGCTATCGAAGCAGCGCCTTGCGCCAATGATCGAAGAAACGCCAGTCCTGCGCGACCGGATCGCGGACAACCGCGCACGGGACGGCGGCAACACGATGCTGGTCAAGGAATTCCAGGGCGGCGTCCTGGTCGTGACCGGCGCGAACAGCGCGGTCGGCCTGCGGTCTATGCCGGTCCGGTATCTGTTTCTTGATGAGGTGGACGCATTCCCGCACGACGTTGACGGCGAGGGCGACCCGATCCAGCTGGCGATCCGCCGGACAACGACGTTCAGCAGGCGAAAGGTTTATCTGTCATCGACGCCGACGATCAAAGACACCAGCCGGATCGAGCGCGAATACCTGAACAGCGATCAGCGCCGGTTCTATGTCCCCTGCCCGCACTGCGACCATTTCCAGCACTTGCGCTGGGCGCAGATGAAATGGACGGACGCTGACCCGACAACGGCGGCTTACGCCTGCGAGGACTGCGGCACGCTGATCGAAGAACGCTACAAGTCCGATATGTTGCGCCGGGGCGAATGGCGTGCGACGGCGGAAGGCACCGGCAAGGTCGCCGGGTTTCATCTGTCGAGCCTGTATTCGCCGCTGGGCTGGAAGTCCTGGTCATCGATTGTGGACGATTTTCTGCAGGCAAAGAACGACCCGCCTGCGCTGAAAACCTGGGTCAACACGGTTCTGGGCGAAACCTGGGAGGAAGAATATTCCACCAGAATAGGCGCGTCGGCAATCGCTGAACGGGCGGAAGTCTACGACCTGCTGACGATACCGGATGGCGGCTTGCTGCTGACCGCTGGCGTCGACGTTCAGGACAATCGCCTGGCGATCAAGGTCAAGGCATGGGGACCAAACGAGGAAAGCTGGCTGGTCAACTGGACGGAAATCTATGGCGACCCGTCCAGGCCGGAACTGTGGAAGCAGCTGGACAGCGTCCTGTTCGAAACAGACTACACGCATGAGAACGGAACGCCGATGCCGGTCAGGGCTGTCGCCATCGACTCCGGCGGTCACTTCACGCACGAAGTTTATGCCTACGTTCGGACCCGGCGCGACCGCCATGTGATTGCGGTCAAGGGTATGAGCCAGCCAGGCAAGGCGATCATCACAAAGCCGAGCCGCCAGGACATCAACTTCAAAAACCAGACGATCAAGAAAGGCGTCGAGTTATGGGGCGTCGGCACTGACACGGCGAAGGCTGTAATCTATGGGCGGCTGAAGAACACCGACACGGCTGGCGCTGGCGTGCTGCATTTCCCGATGGGCTTGCCAAATGAATACTATGAGCAGCTGACCGCAGAGAAACAGATCACCAGGTATTCGAATGGTTTTCCCAGACGAATATGGATTAAGAAAGAAGGCGCGAGAAACGAGGCGCTGGACTGCGAGGTCTATTCGCTTGCGGCTTTGCAGTATTTTTATACAAGGGTCAATCGTGCTACACTATGGCAAACCCTTGAACGCAAAATCGCGTCTGCAGATAAGCAGGCGACAGCACCGCAGCCGGTCGACAAGCCGGTCGAAACGATTGTGCCGCGCAAGACAGCTGTCCAACCGCGCCGCGTCGGCGGATTTGTGAAAGCATTTAGATGACAGTTCCGAACAGAGAACCGCAAAGCTTCACCGCTGGCGACACCGTCAAATGGACGAAGTCCCTGCCCGACCATCCTGCGTCGGATGGCTGGACGCTGACCTATTACGCGATCCAGCAGAACCACAAGTTTTCAGTCGTGGCAACTGCCAGCGGCAGCGACTACGCGATTACGATCCCGGCAACCACTTCGGATGACTTCGTTGTCGGTCACTATTTCTGGGAAGCGCAAGTTACAAAGGCTGGCGAACGCTTCACCATCGAGCGCGGCACGTTTGATGTCCTGACGAATATTGCAACGCAGAACAACTGGGACGGACGTTCGCACGCGCGTAAGACACTGGATGCCATCGAAGCCGTCATCGAAGGCAGGGCGTCGACGGATCAGCAGGAATACAGCATTGGAAACCGCAGCCTGAAGAAAACGCCAATAGCCGACCTGATCGTGCTGGCGGACAAGTATCGGGCGATGGTGAATGCCGAAGAAAATGCCGAAGCGATAGCACAGGGCCGAGGCGCTAAGAACCGCATTTTAGTGAGATTTTAATGGCGAAATGGATCGATAATCTTGCGGGGCGGCTAGGCTATCAGCGATCAAAACCGCAGCGCCGGAATTTCCAAGCGGCATCAATCGGTCGCCTGACGGCAAACTGGAACGCATCGCAGACCAGCGTCAATCAAGACCTGAAAATGCAGCTGAACCTGATGCGTGCGAGATCGCGCGACCTGGTTCTGAACAACGACTACGGCAAGAAATTCATTCAGATGGTCGGCACTCATGTGGTCGGACCCAGCGGCTTTACGCTGCAGGTCCGCGTAACTGAGCCTGACGGCAGACCGGACAACTTGGCGAACGAAGCAATCGAAAGAGCGTTTGCGGTCTGGTCGCGTCGTGGCGTCTGCGATGTGACCGGCAAGATGTCATTTTTAGATATCCAGGCGCTGATCACAAAGATGGTCGCACGCGATGGCGAATGCCTGATCCGCAAGGTCTACGGCAGAGCCAGCGAGAACCCGCACGGGTTTGGCCTGCAAATGCTGTCGATTGACCGGCTGGATGTGAACCGCAACGAAGTCCTGAAGGACGGGCGTGAAATCCGTATGGGCGTCGAGATGACCCGGTTCGGGCGTCCACTGGCCTATCATGTCCTGGTCAAGAACCCGGCTGACGGCGTATATACGTTGAACAATGGCCTGATGTATGAACGCATTCCGGCTGACGAAATCTATCATCTGTTCGTGCCGTATGAGACAGAACAGATTCGCGGCGTGCCGTGGATGCACACGGCGATTTTGCGCCTGCAGAACCTGGGCGGATTCGAGGAAGCGGCAGTCATTGCTGCGCGGGTCGGCGCGTCGAAGATGGGTTTCTTTACCAGCGAAGACGGCGACGGCACTGCGCTGGCTGACGGGCAGGACGCAAACGGCAACCTGATCAAGGAAGCCGATCCCGGCATCTTCGACGTTCTGCCGCCTGGTTACGACTTCAAGTCATTCAGTCCCGATTACCCGACGGCGAACTATGAGCCGTTCATCAAGTCCTGCCTGCGCGGTATCGCGTCCGGTCTGGGCGTGGCCTACAATACACTGGCGAACGATCTGGAAGGCGTGAACTTTTCCAGCATCCGAACTGGCGTGCTGGAAGAACGCGACAACTGGATGGTCATTCAAAACTGGATGATCGAGTCGTTTCTGCAGGATGTGTTTGAGCAATGGCTGCGTCAGGCAATGCTGAACAGCGCGATCACGATGCCGAACGGTTCGGCGCTGCCGATTACGAAACTGGAAAAATTCAATCGCGGTCACTGGCAAGGCCGGCGCTGGTCATGGGTCGATCCGCTGAAGGACGCCGAAGCGGCTGTCCTGCTGATCAACAACAGCCTGAAGTCACGCCGCGAAGTCATGTCGGAAGCTGGTCGAGAGCTTGACGATGTGTGGACGCAGCTGGCGGCTGAAAAGAAATTAGCGGAAGAAATGGACATCGATCTGCCAAGCGGTGACGAATCCGGCGCTTCCGGTAACGAGGATGATGACGCAGACAACTTGCCGGCTGCTGTACAATAAAGCTATTATTACGCAAAGCGTTTTCAGGAACTTATATGACTGAAAAGATTAAGGCGGGTAAGCTATACCGCGAAATGAATTTTGACCGCGCGGCGGTCAACTCCGAAGCGCGAACCGTGGACCTGGCGTTCAGCAGTGAACAGCCAGTCGACCGCTGGTTCGGATCGGAGGTACTGGATCACAGCACATCGAGCATTCGCCTTGGCCGGCTGATGAACGGTGGCCCGCTGTTGATGGACCATGACGGACGCGATCAGGTGGGCGTCGTGGAATCTGTTGAAATCGGCGCTGACCGGATAGGTCGAGCGAAGGTACGTTTCGGGAGAAGCGCACGGGCCGAGGAAGTTTATCAAGATGTGCTGGACGGTATTCGGTCGAAAATTTCGGTCGGTTACATGGTCCATAAAATGCAATTAGACGGCAAGTCTGGCGACGATGAAATTTATCGCGCGACCGACTGGGAGCCGTTGGAAGTCAGCATCGTTTCCGTACCTGCAGACGCATCGGTCGGTATTGGCCGTGCAGCAGATGGTGACGAATACGAAATCGAAATTATCCGACCAGTGGTCGAAGAAAGGCAAAAAATGGAAAACGTAGAAGCCGTGGTCGCAGCGCCTGCTGCGCCTGTGATCGATACCCGCGCCATCGAAACCGATGTGCGTTCGAAGGAAATGAAGCGCATCAACGACCTGGAAGCACTGGGCAACCAGTTCGCCAAGCAGGGCGGCACTGAACTGGCACGCGCTGCGATCCAGTCCGGCAAGTCTGTCGGCGATCTGCAGGCACAGATTCTTGAGCGCGTCGGCACGAAGCTGACTGAAACCAGCGGCGACGTTGGCCTGTCGGAAAAGGAAGTGCGTCAGTTCTCATTTGTCCGCGCCATTCACGCGCTGTCGAATCCGACTGACAAGGCTGCACAGACTGCAGCTGCTTTCGAGCGTGAAGTGTCCGAAGCCGCTGCACAGCGTGCCGGCAAAACCGCACAGGGTTTGATGGTTCCGTCCGAAGTGCTGCGCCGTGACCTGAACGTCACGACGGCAACTGCTGGCGGCAACCTGGTCGCAACTGACCTGCTGTCCGGTTCGTTCATCGAACTGCTGCGCAATCGCTCTGTGGCAATTCGCGCAGGCGCAACCAGCATGAACGGTCTGGTCGGCAACATCGCAATCCCCAAGCAGACTGGCGCAGCAACCGCATACTGGGTCGCTGAGTCCGGCGCACCGACTGAGTCACAGCAGACCATCGGCCAGGTGACAATGTCGCCCAAGACCGTCGGCGCTTATACCGACTTCAGCCGTCGCCTGATGCTTCAGTCGAGCATCGACGTTGAAAACATGGTCCGCAACGACTTGGCGCTGGTTATCGCTTTGGCGATTGACGCAGCTGCGTTCTACGGCACTGCTGCTGACAATCAGCCGCGCGGCCTGAAGAACCAGTCCGGCATCAACACTGTTGACCCTGCTGCTGCAACTCCGACATTCGCTGAAGTCGTGGCGATGGAATCGGCTGTTGCTGCTGACAACGCCGACATCGGTAACATGGCCTACGTCGTGAACGCTGCAATGCGCGGCGCTTTGAAGTCGGCTGTCAAGTTCGGCACTGGCACATCGGACACCATCTGGGAGCCAGGCAACACCGTCAACGGTTATCGCACCGAAGTGTCGAACCAGATCGCCGCAAACGATCTGTTCTTTGGCAACTTCGCCGACCTGATGATCGGTTTCTGGTCTGGTCTGGACTTGATGGTCGATCCGTACAGCAACAGCACCAGCGGCACGGTTCGCGTTGTGGCACTGCAGGATGTGGATATCGCGGTTCGTAACGCTGTATCGTTCTGCTACGCCAACACTGCACTGACCTAAGTAAGGAAGGGGGCGGCTTAACAGCCGTCCCCAACTCACATGAAAATCAAGATTTTGAAGTCAACTGTCGCAGATGATCGGTTCGTGAAGGCTGGTTCCATTGAGGAAATCAGCGACCGCGATGCGATGCTGCTGATTCGTATGGGCAAGGCTATCGCTGTGGACGCGCTGCCGCCTGCGCCGACGATCATGACAACTGAAAATGTCAGCGGCGCAATCGCCGAAGACAAGCCGCGACGCGGCAGACCGGCAAGGTTTGGTAATGCCGGTAAATGAAGACCTTGACGAGTTCCTGGCTGACTTTGGCGTTTCAGTCACGTTCGGAGCCAGCACGGCAAAGGGAATACTGGATATGCCGACGGAGATTATTGCCGGCGGCATGGTACTGAATACGGATTACCAGCTGACGTTCAAAACGTCCGCACTGGCCGGCCTGGGATACCAGTCGGCAATTACGGTCGACGGCGGCAGCTACATTGTGCGCGAAGTCCGTGCATTGGATGACGGAAAGATGTCCGTCGCATTTATGAGCAAGGTCTGATGCCAACACGGCGCGAACAGATACTGTCACGCATCACGACGATACTAGCGGCAACCGCAGGCGTGTCTGGCCGGGTATATCGCAGCCGTGTCGAGCCGATCATTCGCGGCCAGTCGCCGGCAATTGTGGTCGAGCCTGTGAGTGACCAGGCTGAACAGACAACGCTGGCGACGCTGAACTGGTCGCTGGTCGTGCGTGTGACCGTGTTCACACGCGGCGCTGTGCCTGACCAGCTGGCTGACCCTGTGGTCGCATCGGTCTATGATTTGATCATGCAGGACACGACGCTGAACGGATATGCCATTGATGTGCTGCCAATTGGCACGCAGTTTGAAATGATTGAAGCAGATCAGGCTGCAGGCGTTGTCGCCTGCGACTTCAGTGTTCGTTACAGAACCCCGTTAAACACTCTCACAGTGGTGTAGAATATGGACAATCACGAAGGCGCTGGCGGCAGTTATGTAGTCGATCCAAAGACCGGCATTAGAACGCTGGTCGAGCGCACAAAGGACGCAGCGGATAAGGCGGTATCGGAGCCAAAGCCAAAGCCTGAACCTAAGAAACCCGTTAAATTCGAGGAATAATCATGCCGCTACTTTATCGCCGCAGAACGATCCTGGCTAAGATCGAAACCGTTTACGGTACTGACCCAACACCGACCGGATCGGCTAATGCGATCCTGGTTCGAAACATGAGCGTGACGCCGCTGGCTGCAGAGACTGCCAGCCGCGACCTGATCCGTCCCTATTACGGCAATTCGCCAGAACTGATCGCGTCCAAGAACGTCGCCATTGAGTTCGAGGTCGAGATGGCCGGTTCCGGCACAGCCGGTACAGCGCCGAAGTACGGTCCGCTGCTGCGTGCCTGCGGCCTGTCTGAAACTGTCAGTGCCGGCGTGTCGACAATTTATGAGCCGGTTTCGAGCGCATTCGAGTCTGTGACGCTGTATCACAACGTTGACGGCGTTCTGCACAAGATCACTGGCGCACGCGGCAATGTCGAGTTCACAGTCAACGCACGCGCAATCCCGATCATGAAATTTAGCATGACCGGCATCTACAACGCGCCTGCCGACGCAGCACTGCCGACGGTTGATTACGCCGGATTCATTTCGCCGGAAGCCGCCAACAATTCAAACACGACTGGTTTTAGCCTGTTCAGTTATGCTGGCGTTTTGGAGTCGCTGTCGCTGTCTTTGGGCAACGCCGTGACATTCCGCAGCCTGATCGGTTCTGAGTCTGTGCTGATCACCGACCGCAAGGTCGCCGGCACTGCCGTGTTTGAAGCGCCGACGATTACAGCGAAGGACTTTTTCGCCGCAGCCATTGGCAACACGCTGGGCGCACTGGCTATCACGCAGGGTACGGTAGCCGGCAACAGGTTCGCCATTTCGAGCAGTTCGATTGATCTTGGCACGCCGTCCTACTCTGACAGCGACGGCATCACGATGATCAACGTTCCATTCGTTGCGGTTCCATCTGGCAACGGTAACAACGAAATCACGTTCACCGTGACATAGTGCGCAGGTAATGCAGCAAACAGCGCCGCACTTGATGCGGCGTTGTCACATTCTAAAAAGGGGATTTAATGTTTAAAATTGCACACTCAGCTGAATACACCTGGCCGGTTACTGTTGAAATTCCTACCGATGGCGGTCGTTCCGAAAAGTCTACGTTCGACGCCAAGTTCAAGCGGCTGACGCAGACGCGGATTGACGAGATTCGCAAGGGCATTTCAAATGCCGAAATCAACGACGCCGACCTGGCGCGGGAAGTGCTGATCGGCTGGACTGGCGTGGTCGATGACAACGGCGATGTGCCGTTCAGCGAAGCATCACGCGACCGACTGCTGGATATTCCAACGGTATCGGCTGCGATTGTCATGTCATTACTAGGAAGCCTGTCAGGCGCACGCAGAAAAAACTAATCGACGCTGCCGCGCACTGGGCGCGTGGCGGCGTGAAGGATGATGCGGCGGAAGACCTAGAAGCGTTCGGAGTGCCTGCCGAAATGGTCAACGCCGTGCCAGTGCCTGCGGAGGACTTCGACGTTTGGGATGATAACGTCTTGGCATTGTCTTTGTTTATGCGGCTGCAAACCCAGTGGCGTATAATAAATGGCGTATTCGCCGGCATAAATTACCAGTCCATTCAGTTCCTATTCGATGTCTACAACGTCGAAGACAAAGCGACAATGATGGACGATTTGCAGGCGATGGAGTTTTCCGCACTGGCGACGCTGAATAAGGATCGGACCTGATGGCACTTGACATGAATGCAGCAGTCAAAATTTCTGCAACTGTCAGCGGGCAGTCGGCGGTCGACAATTTGCGCGACAGCATGGACAAGATGTCCGGTTCAGCCGTTGGTCTTGCGAAGACATTTGCAGCCGGATTCATAGGTTTGCAGGCAATTCAAGCCGTCGGAACGTTTGCAAAATCCGTGATGGATACTGCCGACACTATGGACGAAATGTCACAGCGGACTGGCCTGACCGTCGAACAATTATCAGAACTTGACTATGCCGCCAAGATCAGCGGCACAAGCATTGACGCTGTTCAGACCGCTATGGCTAAACTGGCGGCAAAGGCGACCGATGCGGCAACCGGGAACAAGACGGCAGCAGTGGCATTCGATGCTTTGGGAATAAGCGTCAAGGATTCAAGCGGCGCATTAAAGAGCCAGCTGCAGCTGTTCGAGGAAGTCGGGCAGCGAATTGCGGCAATCAATGATCCTACACTTCGCGCTGCTTTGGCCATTGAAGTATTCGGAAAATCCGGCGCACAATTGCTGCCGCTGCTGCAGGACATGGGCAAACTGCGTCAAGAGGCACGCGACCTGGGCGGCGTTATTGGAAGTGACTTTGCCGCGAGTGCTGCGCAGTTCAACGACAATCTGGACCGCATGACGCTGATGTCTAAAGGTCTGGCAATGGCGATCATGAACGAAGTCCTGCCAAGCCTCAATCAGATGATGACCGAAATGATGGTCGGGATGAAGGTTTTCGGCAGTTTTAGCAGCGCAATGTGGAATGTCGGCACGACGAATCCGTTCAATTCGCTTGAGGAAAACGCCAAAAAATACAATGACCAGGTCGCCAATCTCGAAGCGCAAATAAAGAAAACTGCCTCAGAAAATAAGCGATGGGCGACGCAAACGCTTTCCAGCCTGAATTCGCAATTGGAAACCGCAAAGAAACTTGCGGAGTATTTCAACACAATGGTCGGGAAGAAAAACCCGCAAGCCACAGATCAGTCGGGAGGTAATGGGGCAGACATCGCAGGGCGTCGGGCGCTTGACGCACTGTCAAAAGCGAACGCAGCAACCGCCCAATTAACCGACGCACAAAGAGAAGCAAAGCGCCAAGAGGAAGAACGCAAGCGCATTATTGAACAACTAAGCGATTCGGTTTTTAAACTAAAAGAGGGCGAAGACCAGTTAACGCTTGCCAAGCTAAAAAGCCTCAATGCAACACCGAAGCAAATTGAGCAAGCCAAAGAACTAATGAATCAACGAAAAGGGTTGATTGATGCAGCTGAAGCGCAAAAGCAAAAAGAAAAAGACTTAGAACAGGTTCTGCAAGACGTCGCAAAGGCGGCTGAAAAGCTGGCCAGCGATAGTCAGCGCGTCTGGGATTCGACACGAACGCCGCTTGAGAAATACAACGAGGAAGTCGAACGCCTGCAAAAGCTATACGATGCGGGCAGCATTTCCGCCAATACATTCGAACGGGCGCAGAGTAATGCGTTCAAGGAAATTGCAGCAGCTGGCGAAAGCGTGTTCAATGAAACCAGAACGCCGCTTGAAAAATACAATGCAGAAATGGAGCGTCTGGCTAAAGTTTATGACACCGGAACTATTTCCGCAAATACGTATGCAAGAGCGCAGCGGAACACTCTGGACGAATTTTTGTCAATCAATGAAAGCGTATTCAGTCAGACCAGAACTCCGCTGGAAAAGTACAACGAAGAACTAGAGCGTCTTGAGCAGCTGTTCAAGGAAGGCAGCATTTCCGCGAGTACATTTGAACGGGCGCAAAAACAGGCACTTGATGGATTTAAGTCAGCCGGCGCAAGCGTGTTTAATGAGACAAGAACGCCGCTTGAACAGTACAACGCAGAATTAGAACGCCTGCAGAAGTTATTTAACGAGGGAACAATTTCCGCCGACACACTGTCGCGGGCGCAAAAGAGGGCAATTGACGATTTCAAAGCAGCAGGCGCAAGTGCATTCAATGAAACAAAGAGTCCGCTGGACAAGTACAACGCGGAACTCGAAAGACTACAGATTCTGTTTGATGAGGGAACAATTTCGGCTGAAACATTTGCACGGGCGCAAACTCAAGCATTTGAAAACTTGCAATCAGTTGGGGCAAGCGTTTTTAATGCAACGCGAACGCCGCTGGAAAAATACAATCTGGAACTTGAGCGACTTGATGAACTGTTGAAAAACGGGGCTATTTCTTACGAGACTTATCAAAGAGCCGTGAAGATGGCCTATGATGACATGGAAAATTTTGGCACGAAAAGCGAAGACATTTTCAAGGCGATGGAATCCGCAATGCTTGGGTTCGCAAAGAGTTCAGCCGACGCAATCGTTGACTTCGTCACTGGCGCGGAAATGAACTTCGAGAACCTAATAACATCCATGTTAAAGGACTTGGCGCGGCTGGCTGTATATAAAACGATCACGGAACCATTATTCAACTGGGCCGGAAGTTTTCTGCCGACGCCAGCAGTAAAGAGCGCAAACGGCAACGCCTTCATGGACGGCAATCTTATGGCGTTTGCCAGCGGCGGCATTGTCAATAGACCGACGCTTTTCCCGATGGCAAACGGCACTGGGCTGATGGGCGAAGCAGGACCGGAAGCCATCATGCCGCTGCAACGCACATCGTCTGGCAAGCTGGGCGTGATCGCCCAGGGCGGCGGCGGCAACAATGTGACGGTCAACGTGAACGTCGAGTCTGGCCAGACAACATCAACATCAGACAACCAGCAAGTCGAAAAGCTGGGCGGCTACATTGCCAAGGCTGTGCAGTCCGAACTGCTAAAGCAAAAGCGGCCAGGCGGCATTTTATTTGCGGGGGCATAAGTGGCAACATTCACATACACGCCGGACTTTGGCGCACAGAGAACGATCAGACCAACGGTTCGGGCGGTCAAGTTTGGCGACGGCTATGAGCAGCGTTTGTCCTATGGCCTGAACACACAGCCGCAGTCGTGGAACCTGACGTTTTCCGTTCGGGATGACGCAGAGGCTGGCGGCATTGATACATTCTTGGCGACCGAAGCAGGCGTCGGCTGGTTCTACTGGACGCCGCCAGGCGCAGCTGGGCCACTAAAATTTATCTGCAGAGAATGGCAACGAAGCATTGACCGCAACGACATGAACACGATCACGGCAAAGTTTGATCAAGTGTTTGATCTATAAGGGGACAGCATGGCAGTCATTACAACGAGGTCCGGCAAAGGATCAACACTTAGCTACGCAGAGATGGATGCGAACTTTGTCAACCTGAACAACAATGTTCTAGATGTGATTATGGTCGCCAACACTGTGACGCTGACGTCCCAAGCGGCAAGTGAGCAAGAACTGGCAAACTTGGTCGGCTACTCGCAGATTTTAGTTTCGACGGCCAACCGATACAATCGCATCCGTCTGGCAGCGCGGGTTACGACATTAAGTGCAAGCGTTAATACGCCGCGTCTTTATCCGCAATACAGCCTAGACGGTACGACCTACACCACAATCGGGACAGGTTCAGGAACGAATGTTCTGTCACTTGCTGCCACTGCATTTGTAGTCACAGACTGGATTACACTTCCCGGCGCTGCACAAGCAGCTGCAGTTTATTTCCGCATCGCACAAAACGGCGGCAACGCTTCAGCAAGTCCTGTTGTGCGTGGCGTCTGCTACCAGTTCGGCGCTGCATAATGATCGGATATATTGATCAGGGATATTTTTTGCCGGGTTACCTGGCGGAAGATTTGTCTTCCGAAGTCCAGAAACTTGCGCCGTCGGCAATTGTTGAACTGTTCGAAGTCGACACGACCAGCTTAGGCGGTGAATTGATCCGGTTTCACGCTGGCACAAATGGCCTTATGCAACGCATTGTCTGGCAGGGCAATGAATACGAACCGTTTCCAGTCAAGGTTTCTGGCTTTGAATTGTCCGCAAACGGTCAGCTGCCGCGTCCGAAACTAATGGTAGCCAATGTGACCGGTATTATTACAACGCTGGTTCTGCAGTATCAGGACTTGATCGGGGCGAAGGTCACGCGCAAGCGGACGCTGGCAAAGTATCTGGATGCCGTAAATTTTCCAGGCAGCGTCAATCCGACCGCCGACCCAGACGCCGCCTTTCCAAATGACAGTTATTTCATCGACCGAAAGTCAACAGAGACGCGAGACGCGGTCGAGTTCGAACTGGCGGCATCGATTGACCTGCAAGGCGTTATGCTGCCGCGTCGGCAGATCATCCAGAACGTCTGTTCCTGGCGTTATCGCGGTACAGAGTGCGGATATGCCGGCACAAATTATTTCGACGCTGGCGATGTCGCTGTCGCTAATTTAAGCCAGGATGTCTGCGGCAAGCGGCTATCCAGCTGCAAGATACGGTTCGGGCAAACGCAGCCTTTACCTTTCGGCGGGTTCCCTGCTGCTGGCCTGATCAGATGACCCTGTCCGACGCTGTACGGCAGGCGGCGGTTCATCACGGCAAGTCTGAATATCCGCGTGAGGCGTGCGGTCTGGTCATCATTCAGCGGGGGCGGCAGGTTTATGTTCCGTGCCGCAACCTGGCGCTGGTACACGACCAGTTCATCATTGACCCGAACGACTATGCTGCAGCCGATGAACGCGGCGAGATCGTCGCCGTCATCCATTCACATCCAGACCTGCCGCCAACGCCGTCCCAGGCTGATCTGGCCGGCTGCAGCGCGTCTGGCCTATCCTGGCACATCGTCAGCCTGCCAGCTGGTCAGTGGTCTGTCTTATACCCGTCTGGCTACACAGCGCCGCTGGTGGGCAGGGAATGGGCGTTTGGCACGCTGGACTGCTATTCAATAATCCGCGACTGGTACAAGCAGGAACGGTCGGTCGAGCTGCCGGATTTTCATCGACAAGATGACTTCTGGAAGCGCGGCGAAAACCTGTACATGGATAATTTTTCAAAAGCAGGATTCTATGAAATCCCGGTAAATGACTTATCCTCTGGCGATGTTATACTTATGACCAACGGATCAGCCATGCCAACGCATGGCGCTGTCTATTTAGGCGACGGTATGATTCTGCATCACGTTCAAAACAGGCTGTCCAGCCGTGAAATATACGGCGGGATATGGCAGCAAAATACAGTCGGGGCGCTGCGTTATGGTTCCAGTCATTCTGCTGGGTGAACTAGGCAAGAAATTTGGACGCCGGTTCATGCTGGACGTAAAGAACCCAGCCGAAGCGGTCAGGGCTTTGTGCGCCAATTTTCCAGGATTCGATAAGTTTGTCGCAACGTCGGAGGAACGAAACGTCGGTTATCGCGTGATCGTTGGGCGCGAGGATATCGGCATCGATGACCTGCACGATCCATCTGGCCGGCAGACGATCAAGATCGTGCCGGTCGTTGGCGGCGCTGGTAAAGTCGAAAAGATTATTATTGGCGCAATTTTGATTGCCGCAGCGATCTTTTTTCCGCCGCTGGCTGGCGTGACGCTGTACGGCACGACAACACTTGCGGCTGTTACATTCTCAATCGGAGTAAGTCTAGCACTTGGCGGAGTGATTGAAATGCTTGCGCCGCAGCCAAAAACACCAGGGCAAGGCGCAGAGAACGTGCCGTCCTACACATTCAACGGACCAGTCAACACATCGGCGCAAGGTTATCCCGTCCCGGTCGGCTATGGCCGAATGATTGTTGGAAGTGCGGTAATATCCGCTGGCCAGACTATCGAAGAAATGGCCATCTGATATGTCTGAACAAGCCAACAATTTACGTTCAAAAGCATTTTATCGGATCGTTGATCTGGTCGCGGAAGGACCAATTGAAGGATTGGTCGATGGTGAAAAGTCAATTTTTCTGGATGGCACTCCGCTTCGCAGTGAAGACAACACGCTGAACTTTAAGAACGTTGTCATTGACAGCCGCACTGGCACAAACAGCCAAACCTATATGGCTGGCTTCGGCGGCGTTGAGTCTGAAACATTGGTTTCTACTGAAGTCACAAAAGTCACTCCAGTCGTTCGGACGATTAGCGGCGCTGATGTAAATGCGGTTCGAGTGACTTTATCCGTGCCATCGTTGTATCAACAAAGCACAAGCACTGGTGATATTTTCGGAATATCCGTTAATTATGAAATTCAGGTTCAACCATCTGGCGGCAGTTATACGACGCAGGTCAATGGAACAATCAGCGGAAAAACGAACTCAAAATATCAAAAAGCGCATCGGGTCGAACTGACTGGCACTGGTCCGTGGAATGTGCGTGTCGTGCGAATTACTAATGACGCTGCAACTGCAAACATTCAAAACAAAACATTTTGGGAATCTTATTCAACCATCATTGACAACAAATTCCGTTATCCGAATTCTGCTGTCGTTGGTGTAAAGATTGACGCGGAGCAGTTTTCGTCTGTGCCGTCGCGTGCGTATGATCTGAAGCTGCTGCAGGTTAAGATACCCAGCAACTACAACCCGACAACACGAGTTTACACTGGCGTTTGGGACGGTACATTCAATATTGCCTGGACTGACAATCCAGCCTGGGTTTTTTATGATCTGCTGACAAATACCCGTTACGGGCTGGGCAATTTTATTGAAGACAGCCAGGTCGACAAATGGGCGTTGTACCAAGTCTCGCGGTATTGCGACGATCTGGTTCCTGACGGGTTTGGTGGCACTGAACCGCGTTTTACCTGCAACATCTACATGCAGACCAGAGCCGAAGCCTATAAGGTCATGCAGGATTTGGCATCAGTATTTCGTGGCATGTCCTACTGGGCCAGCGGCGCTGTCACAGTGTCCCAAGATGCTCCGCAGGATGCTGCGTATTTGTACACGCCGGCAAACGTCATTGATGGCGTGTTCAGCTACGCTGGCAGCAGTTCTAAGGCACGACACACGGTCGCGCTGGTCACATGGAACGACCCAGATGACTTCTACAAACAGAAAGTCGAGTATGTCGAAGATGCCGACGGGATCGTTCGTTACGGCGTCGTGCAGACTGAAGTGGTCGCAACCGGATGCACAAGTCAAGGACAAGCAAACCGTGTCGGTCGCTGGCTGCTGTACACAGAACAAAGCGAATCTGAGGTCGTGACGTTCAAGGCTGGTCTGGAAGGCGCTATTGCGTCGCCTGGTCAGGTCATCAAGGTCGCCGACCCGACCAGGGCAGGAACTCGGCGCGGCGGCAGAATCGCAACAGCAACGGCGACGGCTGTCACGCTGGACACAGTCACGACGGTCACAGGCGTCAATCAGCAGCTGTCTGTCATTTTGCCAGACGGCAGTGTCGAGCAGCGAACCATATCTTTGATTGCCGGCGCTGTCGTTACCGTATCGCCGTCATTCAGTACAGCGCCTGCAGCAGGCAGCATCTGGATGATCACAACCGACAGCCTGGACGCGCAGTTGTTTCGTGTCGTGTCTGTGGTCGAGGGCGAAGAAGGGTTTGACATTTCGGCGCTGGCCTACAATCCCAGCAAATACGATGCGATTGAACTAGGTCTGGAATTGCAGACTAGAGACATTACACAACTGAACGTCACACCGGCTGCGCCAGTATCAGTCACACTGACTGAGTCGCTGTACACTTACCAAGCGGAGGTTCGCTGCAAAGTGTCTGTCAGCTGGCCGAACGTTGATGGCGCGACTAGCTACCTGGTGCAATGGTCGAAGGATGACGCAAACTTTGAGACTGCAGAGACAAGCGCCAACGACTACGAAATACTGAACACAACGCCTGGCGTGTTTGTTGTCGATGTCTTCAGCGTTAATGCCATCGGAACGCAGTCAGTCAACCCTGTCAGCGGAACAATCACAGCCATCGGCAAGACTGCGCCGCCAGCCAATGTGACCGGCTTTGATGCTGTGATCGATCCAAACATCGGCGTTACGTTGATCTGGGATCGAATCGCCGATCTGGACTTAGACAGCTATGAAGTCCGCGAGGGCGCGATCTGGAACACTGCAACACCGCTGGGTCAGGTCAAAGGTACATCATTAAAACTTGGATTGATCCAGGAAGCGGCAACAACCTACCTGATCAAGGCGCTGGACACTTCCGGCAACTACAGCACCAACGAAGCCAGCCGGGTCGTGGACTTGGCGGTTGCTGCAGCGCCAACCGTGGCAGGATCGTTTGCCGGCGAGAATATCGTTCTGACATGGGGCGCGGTCACTGGCGATTTGGCAACAGACGCCTATGCGATCCGCTACGGCGCATCATTTGCCGCCGGCACATCATTGGGAACTATTAAGGGAACAAGTTTTGCAACACGCGCACAGTGGTCTGGAAGCCGGACGTTCTGGATCGCTGCCGTCGATTTGGCTGGCAATTTTGGCGCAGCCGGCAGTTTTGTTGCAACCATTACAGCGCCAAGCGCCATCACAGTTACGCAGGAAGTAATTGACAACAACGTCCTTTTAAAATGGGGCGACGCAACGCAGACGCTGCCGATTGAATATTACGAACTGCGCAAGGGCGCGACCTATGCAAGCGCGTCAGTTATCGGTCGAATATCCAGCAGGTTTTCCGCGATCTTTGAGTCCAGCGGCGGCACGTTTACCTACTGGGTCAATGGCGTTGATGTCGCCGGCAACACAGGCACACCGTCATCTGTTACGGCGCTGGTCAATCAGCCGCCGGATTACCAGCTGCAGTTTGACCAGAACAGCACGTTTGCCGGCACGAAGTCGGGTTTTTTCCAAGATTCATCTGGGCAGTATGTAACACCAGTCGACACGACCGAAACCTGGGAGTCGCACTTTACCAGCCGCAGCTGGGCATCGCCGCAGGCACAAGTTACAGCAGGATTTGACCGCTACATCATGCCGGCGGCAGCGTCTGGGTCATACGAAGAAACCATCGACTATGGCACGGTCTTGGCTGCAACCAAGATCACGACAACGCTGACTTATTCGACGGTCGCCGGCACAGTCACGGTCACGCCGCAGATCAGCGTTCGCAAATTGATAACCGACCCTTGGACGGATTACGCCGGTCTAAGTTCCGTATTTGTCACGGATTTTCGTTATGTGAAGGTCAGTTATACGTTTACACAGACAGGCGGCGCGAACATCGTATCCGTTACAGGATTAAACGTGCGTTTCGATGTAAAATTGAAGAATGACGCCGGCACTGTGGCGGCTGTGTCAACCGACAGCGGCGGCACGACGGTTCCGTTTACTGTGTCATTTGTTGATGTGCAGAGCATCACACTGTCGCCGGCAGGCACTGCTGCGCGGATTGCGGTTTACGATTTTGTCGATGTTCCGAACCCGACGTCATTCAAGGTACTGCTGTTCGACACAAGCGGGACGCGGGTTTCTGGCAATGTCGGATGGTCGGTTAAGGGCATTTAAAACATGGCAAACTGGTCACTACCCACACTCACATCGACATACACGAATTTCCTGTCTGAACTGCAGGCAAGGGACACCGATGTCGCATTGCAATTCAGCGGAACAACGTCGACCAATATTCCGACCGGCGCGATCCAATGGGACAGCACCGCGAATCGGTGGAAGAAATGGAACGGCACAGCGTGGGCTGAACTGGCAGCGACCTACGCGCTGACGAATGTATCCACGACCGGCACGCTGGCAGTCGGCACGACTTCGACGTTTACCGGCAACGCAACGTTCAACGGCGCATCGCCGGTCATCAGCGCCAAAGCAGGACCGACTTCAGGACAGCAGCATACGATTCCAGCTGTCACATCTGACACGTTCACGCTGAATGGCGCGACGCAGACGCTGACCGGCAAGACACTAACTTCGCCTACGATCAATGGCGGCGCACGCAGCGGCACGTTTTCTGGCAATCATACCAATTCAGGTCAGGTTACATTCAGCGAAGGCACTGCGCCGATCATCACGGCGCGACTGGGTCCGTCATCGACGCAGCAGCACGTTCTGCCGGTCGTGGCATCTGATACCGTGGCACTGCTGGCTGCAACTCAGACTCTGTCCGGCAAGACACTGACTTCGCCGGCCATCAACACGGCGACCATTGCAGGCGGCACGATCAACAACGCAGCCATCGGCGGCACGACTGCAGCAGCTGGCGCGTTCACGACGCTGTCGGCATCTGGTCAGCTGACGCTATCCAGCACTGGCGCGGCGATAATGAACGTCGGCACAACGGCGCAACGTCCGACACCATCGACCGGAATGTTCCGCTTCAATTCAACACTGAGCAAGTTCGAAGGCTACACCGGCGCAGCCTGGGGCAGTGTCGGCGGCGGCGCGACTGGCGGCGGGGCGGACGAAGTATTTGTCGAGAACAGCCAGACCGTGACAACGAACTACACGATCACATCCGGTAAGTCGGCAATGTCAGCGGGGCCGGTCACAATCAATAGCGGTATCAGCGTGACGCTGCCGTCCGGCAGTCGCTGGGTTATCGTTTAAGGGGAAAGTATGAGCCTGGTATTAAATAGCAGCGGCGGCGGGTCGGTTACGATTGAAGAACCGACAACCGCTTCGAATTTCACGCAGACGCTGGCGAACGCTAATGGCACGCTTGCGCCGATTGTGAGTGGCACAGCAATTACGCTGACTAATCAAACTGCTCCTGGCTTTACTGGGCTACCTTCGTGGGCCAAGCGGATTACGGTGATGCTTAGTGGGGTGAGTACAAGTAGTACCGGAAACCCTCTGATTCAGTTAGGTGACGCTGGCGGGTATGAAACTACAGGGTATGCAGCAACGTCAACAAATCAAAGCGGAACTGTTGTGTCTTACACTACTGCGTTTGGCATAAATAACGCAAGTGCTTCAGCAGTTATGCACGGAGTCATAACTATGGTTTTGTTAGCTGCAAGTTCTAATACTTGGGCTGTTCAGGGAGCTGTTAGCTTAGGCGCTGGCGGCGGGTCGTATTATATTGCGGGATCAAAATCGCTTTCTGACACGCTCACAAGCGTCCGTTTGTTTATTGACGGGACTCAGTTTTTCGACGCCGGCACAATAAATATTATGTGGGAATAAAATGTCTACTCTTACAGTCGGAACCATACAGTCGAACACGACAGCGCCGCCAGCGGTTACTAACTCTGCCGGCACTGAGATCGGCACGTTCTGTCGGGCGTGGGTGAACTTTAATGGTACGGGCGTGGTCGCTATTCGTGCGGCGTTTAATGTATCGAGTATCACGGATAACGGTACGGGCGATTACACTGTAAATTTTACGACTGCGATGCCGGATGCGAATTATGCAGCGGTGACAACGTCGCGGTACACAGATACAAATAACAACCAAGCGTTAATACAAAATGTAAAGTCTGGGGGTACGTACTCAACTTCAGCGGTTCAGGTGTTATCCACAAGTGCTATTGGATCATCGTCTGGAACGCTGGACGTAATAATGTTTAACGTCGCCATCTTCCGCTAGACCCCACATGAACCCTAAAGACAAACCTAACACGAAAGGCAGGGCCGATGTGTGGCGATGACATTCGACGGAACCGCCGGGATTACATACCCAGATGCCACTGTTCAGGCGACTGGTGAGGGGCGGGCGAAAGCGTGGGTGAATTTTAATGGCACTGGGACTGTGGCGATACGGGCGAGTTTTAATGTGTCCAGCATCACAGACAACGGGACTGGCGCGTACACAGCAAATTTCACGACAGCAATGCCAGACGCAAACTACGCGATAGTGGCTACCAGTGGCGACGGAGCGTCAACGAACTACAGAGTCGTGCAAGTAAGCGATGTAACAACACCAACAACGTCGGCAGTTCGGCTGCAGACACTAACGCAGAACAGTGGCAATCCGCAGGCAACAGACCACAGCAGAGTATCGGTCGTTATCTTTGAATAATGAGGGGAATAAATGGACAAGCGAATAATCTACAAAACACCCGAAGGCGGCGTCGCCGTGATCATTCCATCGCCGAACTGCGGCATGACGATTGAGCAGATCGCGGCGAAGGATGTGCCAGCCGGCATTCCGTATCACATTATTGACGCTGCAGACATTCCGTCCGACCGCACGTTTCGCAACGCATGGGAGATCGAATAATGATCAAGATCAATATCACAAAAGCGCAAGACATCACCAAAGACCGCCTGCGGGCAGAGCGTGCGCCGCTGCTGTCGGCGCTTGATGTAGAATATATGCGGGCGACTGAGACAGCCAACGGCGTCAAGCTGGCCGAAATCGCAGCTGAGAAACAGCGCCTGCGCGATGTGACAAAGCAGGTCAATGGCGTCACCGATCTGCAGGAACTTAAATCCATCAAGGTCTAACATGACAGAAATCGACCCGCAGGACTTTGGCGAACTACGCGCCAACGTCAAGACGCTGACAGCTGAGATTCATTTGCTGCGCAAGGATATGCAGCAGGTCAATGCAATGCTGAACCAGGGCAAGGGCGGACTGTACGTCATGCTGCTGGCTGCTGGCGCAATCGGGTCGGTCTTTACGGTTATGATCAGAAAGATGTTTGGGGGCTAAGATGAAGAACAGCCGATCACTGGATGACCTTGTGCCGCCAGCTGCAGTCAGGGCGCGAAAGTTCCTGCAGGCTGCGAACGACAACGGCATCGACCTGCTGGTCACATCAACGCTGCGCGACAGTGAGGCACAGGCGGCACTGTATGCGCAGGGTCGCACAAAGCCTGGCAAGATCGTCACAAATGCCAAGCCTGGCCAGTCGTGGCACAACTGGGGCTGCGCGATGGATATCGTTCCGCTGCGCAATGGAAAGCCGGTCTGGGGTACAACGACCGACGTTGATAAGGCGCTGTGGGACAAGGTCGGGCAGCTGGGCGAACAGGCGGGGCTGGAATGGGCTGGACGCTGGCGCACGTTCCGCGAGTATGCGCATTTCCAGTATACCGGCGGGCTGAAATTGGCAGACCTGCAGGCCGGGAAGAAAATTGCGTAAGGTCGCCAAGTCGCGCACGCTCTGGTTCGCGTTTGCGCTGGCGATGTTTAGCGTTGTCGAAACTCAGGTCGGCGTCTTTCAGAAATACATCGGCGAAGAACATTTCGGACTGTTCACGCTGGCCGTGTCAATGACCGTCGCCTGGCTGCGGTTCATTACAACAACGCCGGTCGATGAAAAATGATCACAGCATTCCTGCCTGCACTGCGACCCTATCTGATGCTGATCGCTGCGGCTGCGGCATTTGCAGCCGGTGTCTGGATCGGTCACGGCATGACGGCGGCGAGTTACCGGAAGGACATTATCGCGGAACAAGCCGCGAAGATCGAAGCAGTCAAACAGGCTGCGGACGCTGTGCAGGCTGCAGCTGTGGAAGCAAACCTGCACGCCGAAGAACTGGAAAAAGCGAGGGCGCAGCGTGAAATCGTTTATCGAACCATTACCAAGAGCGTCGACAAGATCGTCGACCGTCCTGTTTATCGCACTGACTGCATTGATTCTGACGGGCTGCGGCACATCAACGAAGCATTACGAGGCGAAGCCGCATCCGATACCGGCCAGTCTGATGCAGCCGTGCCAGGCGCTGACGCCGCTGGAAGGTAAGACCGGCGCAGACGTAGTGCGCAAGTTTGTTGAGGTCGGCAAGATGTATCGGGAGTGCGCAGACGGCAAGCAGAAGCTGATCGACGCCGTCAAGTAGAGTTCCCCTGCCGGCCTACGGGCCGGTTTTACCGCCGCAGTCACGGGCGGTTTTTTTCCCTGCGTTCATAGTCGTGTCGGCAATCAACATCGCAGAACTTGGCGTCGGCTAGAACCGCTTCGTCGCAATTATGGCAGCTGCCGGTCGGCTGCAACTCAGGCCGGCGCACACGCAAGCGCAGCGCCATTTCCTTTTCCATGCGTTCCTGTGTTAAATCTGCATCGTCCATGATATGCCGTGACGTAGGGTAATTGTGGGCGCAATACTGCCAGCAATTATATCTTGCGAACAGGTTAAGGCATTGGAATACTTAGACAATCAACGCCAACACCGGAAGCCGGATCCCGGCTTTTATAGCATCATTGGAAGTCATCAAGCATCATTCGAGATCATTGAAAAAACAGGACTTTCTGACATTTCGCTGGTAAACCTTTGGGCATAATACACGCCTGACAACTGGGAGCAAAAATGCCAGCACTTCAAGACGCAGAAATCCGTGGCGCAATCCGTAAAGTGCAGTCTGGCCAGGCACGGCGCGTCACACTCAAAGACGGTTACGGTCGCGGCGGCGGAAGGCTGTCACTCATGCTGCGACCGGCAAAGCATGGCGTCACTGCCGAATGGTACGCGACCCAGCACACGAACGGCAAGCGCACACTGGCAAAGATCGGCGTCTACCCGCAGCTGTCTTTGGCAGACGCCAGAAACAAGTTCGCCGGCTACAGCCTGCGCATTCGGGACGGCATCAGCGTCAAGCGCCAACCGCCTGCCGGCGACACGTTCGAAGCCATGCTGAAGGGCTACTGCGCCAGCGTCGAGCATGAGCGCACCAGGCGACCGCGTGAATTGACCCTGCTGGAATCTTCCGGCTGCGCGGCTGACTTCATTGGCCGGCACAGGAAAGCCAGCGAGGTCACGACGGGCGAAATTGTGGAATGGCTGCGCACGTTCTACGCACGCGGCGCTGTCGTGCAGGCAACGAAAGTCCGGTCGTTCCTGTCAGCGGCGTTTGGCTGGGCAATGGCAAGCGAAAACGATTACCGCCAAGCGGTCAGCGCACACTGGCGCATCGCGGTCAACCCGGTCGCAGCCATTCCGCCGGACACCGCAGCCAACAAGGCCGGCACGCGCTATTTGTCGCAAGATGAATTCGGCCATTTCATTTGCTGGCTGGACAGTCAGACATCACTGGCGGCGAAGTGCGTGCAGGTCATCGCCATGACCGGCCAGCGCATCGAGGAAATCTCACTGCTGCAGGCGTCACAGTATGACGGCACGATGCTGGACTGGTCGAAAACGAAAAACGGCAAGCCGCATTGCATCCCAATTCCACAGCAGTGCATTCCGATATTATCGGGACTTCATTCCGAAATGTTCGGCAGTCCGTCATACGATCAGCTGCTGGAAGTAATTGCGGAATTCACAACTGCAACCGGCGTGCCGAAGTTCACGACACAGAACCTGCGGCGCACATGGAAGACGCTTGCCGGCGAAGCTGGTATCTCAAAGGCTGACCGCGACCTGATCCAGAACCATTCGAAAAGCGACGTCAGCAGCAAGCACTACGACCGCTATCAATACCTGCGAGAAAAGACCGCAGCGATGGCGGTCTGGTCTGGCTGGGTCGATCAGCTACTCAGAACCACGCGGAAAACATCAACCGGATAAGACAGTGCGCGGTTCAGCGAGTGCCAGAAAATAAGAACCTTGTTATCGCGGATGATGTAGCAGCCGTATTCTTTGCCAATTCCGTTTTCTTCCGAAGTAATGGCGACCCTTGCCGTGCCGTCACAGGGCTGATCCGTCAAGTCAATTGAACCGCCAAGATCATTGACCGCCGTCGCCAGAACTGCAGCGTCAACGGTCGAGAAAACCAGCACAAGAACTGCAAACAATAGCGTTTTCATAGCGTCACCCATAAAAAAAGACCGGCAATTACGCCGGCCTGCAATCACACCGTCAACGACCGGCGTCTGGAATCTTCCCATATTTTCAGCGCGTCTTCAGGATACACTACCTTACCGCCGATCTTGATGTAATCCGGACCCTGTCCGATGCTGCGCCAGTTTGCCAGCGTCCGAACCGTGATCGCGCCTTTGTATCGATCCGCGACCTGCTGTGGCGTAAAAAACCCGTTGTCTATAATCAAGATATTCCCCCTTAAAAACCGCCAGTGTCTGCGGTTTCATCGTTTATTTTTGAAACAAATTCAGGCGCAACGGGTTTCCCTGCACTGCGCTGTTGATCGTATGAAATCGCCGATGCTTTGAGAGTATCTAGGAACGGCTGTCCTAGTGCCTTGCGAACTTTTGCAGGCACGGCCATCCATGCCTTGCCAAGCGCGTCCAGTCCGGATTCGGTAACAGTCTGAAGGCTGTTACGATGCCGTTCAATATCTGGATCAATGGCCGTTGCGCCGTCAACCCATTGGCGCAGGGCTTTGCCATCGTCTGCGGTTATGTATCCAGCACCGCGACCCAGTATGCCGGTCAATTCCGACGGACATTTCAGCACCGTCTGCCGATGACCGGCGTCGTGCATCAATACCGATGCAGTCATTTCGAACATGAAGTTTTTTTCTTGTATCGGCTGAACGCCAAGCGGGCGCGGGTTTTTCGGATCAGAGAAATCAACCTTTTCCCTAGCGCGTATGCAAGCAACAATGTGCATATTCGACTGCAGCATCACGTTCATAAACCGTTTGTGTTCTGCCTTCGCACGTTTCCAGTCTGGAAATCTGGTTGCACTGGCTATTTCTTCACAACCGCCGACGCCTTCCCATTCATGCGTCACGCTGTCGATGACCAAGACTTCGACGCCGGCCTGCTGGAATTCCAGAATCGCATCGATGTACCGCTGCGGCGCAAATGGCGCATACAAGTCGCCGATCAGGAACGGCTGCGGAAGTGAATCCGCGTATAAACTGCCACGACGGTTTTCGGTATCAAGAAACCCGACTTTCTTGCCGTTGCCGTTCGCCAGTCCGTAGGCCAGCTGTAATGCTGTGTAAGTTTTGCCGCTGCCAGACACGCCGGCGATGCCGATTACAAGGCGTGCGCCTTCCCGTTTTGCTTCCCGAATTTGTAGGACACTCATTTATTCCCCTTTTACATTGTCGTTTGCTGCGTTGAGAACCCAAACAGGCAAGCTGATGGGCAGAATTTCTTGCGCGTATCCTGGCCATTTGTCGGCGGATAAGCAGTCGGCATACACACGCAGCGCCTGCCGGTATTCGCGGCGACCCAGTTCAATCATGTCGTCGTCGGCGTAGTAAAACGCTGCTGCGAATGGCGCTTTCTTTTCAAAGCAGCAGAACACGAACGCCTGTGGCGCTTCGCCGGTCGCATAAGCAATTCCGTCGAGATACCAAGCCGCTTGCACATGGTATCGGTAAGTCGCAACCGACCGCTGGAATGCCGCCAGGCTGGCGTTTTCCGTCGACTTCACATCGATGATCGCGCCAGGCATAAGCCAGTCGGGTCGTGCCTTGCACAGAACGCCGGTTTCAGCGTCCTGCCAGAACGCCGACTGCTCTGCCTTGCCTGCCTTGAACAATGCGCGTGCCGACGGATGCGCCATGATCTGAGCCTGAATCGCACGGCAGACGGCAAAGTCCTGCGCATCTATGATCGTGCAGCCGGCGTGCTGGTCATTGAACCGCTGCCACCAGTCAATCGCCGCCAGCGTGTCATCACTGGGTTTTTTCGCGTTCAGCTGCACCGACGAAGGCCGGCGCGGCGCGTCAGCCGGCACGACGATGTATTCCGCTTCGAAGCGTTCGGGTTCAAGTACCGCTGTGTGAATGGCCGTGCCGATCTTCATGGCAACCGTTTCTTCTCGCGGCAAACGGTTCGGGTCCAAGTAATCAGACCAGTAATGCAATGGCGACTGAGCGATCCGATCTAGTCCTGACTTCGAAATCCCTGCGCCGCCGTGATAGTCGGCATTGTTTATGCCGTCATACAGTCCTGTTTTCATTATTTCCCCTTTTTTTTACTTAAATAACTAACCGCAGTGCAATTATGCACGGTAAAATTCTTGTGTGTCGAGCGTTTTTTCAACATAATCAGAGTAATTCAAAGTAAATACCAATATGAATACTGACAATTACAGTCGTTTAGTGACATTGGCAGAGGGCGCGGGGCTTTCCGTGACCGCACTATGCCGACTTGCCGGCGTCGCACCGTCAACCGTCACCCGCTGGCGGTCTGGAAAGACGCAGCCAACGTTCCGCATTTGGGAAAAGATCGAAAGGGCGGCGCATGGCGACCAGAAAAAATAAGCCGGCAGAGCAAGAGCCGGCAACCTGCGGCCTGTGCTGCTACTGGATCAGGCTACCCAGCGAAACGAAGATCGAAAGCGAAGACGGCGAGTGCCGCCGGATGCCGCCGCAGCTGCTGCACGATCCAGAGCAAGGCCCGTATGCCGTCTGGCCGTTGACAGAGAACACCGACTATTGCGGCGAGTGGCGGGCAAGGATGAACGCATGAACAACTTTATCGAATGGCTGGGCGCGAAGATCATCGCAATGACTATGCTGGCGCTTGCCGCCGCTTACATGGGGTTTCTGGCTGCGCTGTTCTGGCGCTGCTTTATGCTGGGCTGGGACATCCTGAAGTGAACCTGCGACCGTACCAGCAGGCGGCTGTCACGCAGCTGCGCGAGTCCTACCTGGCCGGCCACAAAGCGCCGCTGTTCGTCCTGCCGACCGGCGGCGGCAAGACCTTCGTGTTCTCATTTGTCGCCATGAACGCCGTCGAGCGCGGCAAGCGCGTCTGCATTCTGGTGCATCGCCGTGAATTGCTGCTGCAGGCAAGCGCATCACTGCGGTCGATGGGCGTCAAGCATGGGCTGATCGCGCCAGGGTTCAATCAAACGACTGACGCTGTACAGGTCGCGTCCGTTCAGTCGCTGGCCAGCCGCATGAAACGCGCATCGATTTATGGGCGCCAGAAATACCATTTCGACCTGATGATCGTTGACGAAGCGCATCACGCGGTCGCTGGCACATGGGCGGCGCTGCGCGAATGGTTCCCGCACAGCAAGCTGCTGGGCGTCACAGCAACGCCGATCCGGTCTGATGGTCAAGGGCTGGACGCCGCCTTCGATGATCTGATCTTGGGGCCGTCAATGGCCGAACTGATCGAAGCCGGATACCTGGTCAAGCCGGTCGTGTATGCGCCGCCGTCCGTGATCGACCTGTCCGGCATCCGCAAGCGTGGCGGCGACTTCGATCAGCGCCAGGTCGCCGAACGTGTCGACAAGCCGACCATCACTGGCGATGTGATTGGACACTACCGCAGGCTGGCCGGCGGCAAACCTGCCATCGCGTTCTGCGCATCGGTCGCACACGCCGAACACGTTGCCGCTGAGTTTCGCGCACATGGATTCAAAGCCATATCAGTCGACGGCAACACCGCACCGGCTGAACGTGCCGAAGCCATTGCCAGGCTGGGTCGCGGCGACCTGCACGTTCTGACCAGCTGCGACATTATCAGCGAAGGCACAGACGTTCCGGTCGTGTCGGCGGCTATCCTGCTGCGTCCGACGCAATCGCTGGGCCTGTACATTCAGCAGGTCGGTCGCGCACTCAGGCCAGCGCCAGAAAAATCCCGTTCGGTAATTATCGACCACGTTGGCAACTGTTTGCGTCACGGATTACCCGATCAGGAATATGAATGGTCACTGGAAGGCGGCGCAAAGTCTAACAAGGCGGCGAACAATAACGTGCCGTCTGTTAAGCAGTGCGAGAAATGTTACTTTGTTTTCAAGCCTGCGCCAGTCTGTCCGTCCTGCGGTCACCGGCACATTATCAAAGCGCGGGAAGTGCAGCAGGCTGACGGCGAACTAGTCGAGATCGACGCCGCAGCAGCTGCCGCCATGAAGCGAGAACGCCAGCGCGAGATCGGCAGCGCCAGGACAATTGAAGCACTTGAGGAAGTCGCACGCAGGCGCGGATACAAGCCTGGCTGGGCGCGGTTTATCATGCGATCACGCGAGGGGCGGCACTTTGGCTGATCACTCACAGCGCGACGAACTGCGTGCAGCAGCGCCTGAACTGGCTGCGTTCGTTGACGAATGCCGGCGCGTATTTGGCGAGGTAAAAATAACATATTTGTTATTGCCGGACGGTCGGGAGTTCGGTCGCAAGACAACGAACCAGCTGGTCAAACCGACCGATGCGCGTCCAGTTCACCAAGTCATGGAGGAATGGAATAAAATCGTAAAGCAACAGGCGCGCAGCCGGGGGTCGCGCTAAAGTGCGGTTAACATTGGCCGCCGTAACACCGGCAGCGTAGGGGTCGGTCCTCCGCTGACAAGACTGCGCCGACTGACCGCCGTAAGCGGTCGCCTATTTTTCGAAAGCGCATGCTGTGCCAACTGACTGTGATAGCCGCCATTATCGGCGGCGCAGCGCACAGACGCAGCGAGTAGTGACAGCCGGGAAAGACCGGCTAGAAGCCGATAGTCGAAACTCGAACAAAACGAAAGGGACAGTAATAACCCTTGGTCGGAAAAACTGTGACAGCCGGGAAAGACCGGCACTTTTAAACTAAACAGGGGCAGCAAATGGCATCGAAAAAACTCTATGACCTTTCGGTCAAAACCCGCGAGTACACCGACCGGGACGGTAAGAAAAAAGGCAACTGGCAGAACGTTGGCAGCGTCATGCAGGCCGATGACGGCAGCAAGTTCATCATGCTGAACCGCTGGTTCAATCCTGCTGGCATTCCTGATCTGTCCGGCAAAGGCGGCGACAGTATCCTGCTGTCGATGTTTACGCCGAAGGATGGCCAGCCGCAGCAGCAGGCTGCACCGGCACAGCAACAACAAGCGCCGGCCTATGATGACCAGGACATCCCGTTCTGATGGCTGCGGATAATCTACCGCGCGTTGTCGCACTGACCGGCGCCGCCGGTTCAGGTAAGTCGACAGTGGCGAACTACCTGATCGAACACTACGGCTATTTCCGCATCAAGTTCGCCGACCCGCTGAAGGATATGCTTCGCATCATTGGCCTGTGCGAAATGCACATCGAAGGCCAGCTGAAGGAAACGCCTATCGAATGGCTGGACGGTCGGACGCCGCGTTACCTGATGCAGACGCTGGGAACCGAATGGGGTCGGCACATGGTCAGCCGGGATATCTGGGTCGCCATCTGGCAGAACAAAGTCGAAAGCTGGCTACACGCGAACCCTGAAGACCGGATCGTCGTGGATGACTGCCGGTTTGGCAATGAAGCCGAAACCGTCCGCGAGATGGGCGGTCGCATCGTGGCGCTGCACCGGCCTGGCGCTGGTCTGGCCGGCAAGCATCCATCGGAGTCGGGCATTACCGTCAAAGACCTGCGCATCGTTGTCAATGACGGCGACATCGACCAGCTGCGCCTGCGCGTGCTGCACGAATTGCTGCGCAGTAAGTGAGCGAAGCACGGACACAGCAGGAAATTCGCCTGGCTGCTGGGCAAGGCGGTTCCGTGCTGTTCCGCAACAACGTCGGCAGCTACAAAGACCCGACCGGTCGCTGGATTCAATACGGCGTCTGTAATCCTGGCGGTTCCGACCTAATCGGCTGGACGCCAGTGACGGTCACGCCGGACATGGTCGGCAGGCAGCTGGCCGTCTTCACTGCCGTCGAAGTCAAGTCCCAGCGTGGGACTGCCAGCAAGCCGCAGGTCAATTTTATTGATGCTGTGACTGGGGCTGGCGGGTTCGCCGGAATTGCCCGGTCCGTCGCGGATTATTTGGCAATAGTTCGGGGCTATTGATGCTGGCTGGTCAATAGAAACAATCAAATGGAGCTAAAATCATTTTAGCCAGACAATCCATTTCATGGACGCGGCATTCGCGGCGTCATTAACCGGAGCCAACATGAAAAATTCCTACTTCAACACACCGCGCCGCAGCGAAGACTGCACGTTTCACAGCTGGGCTGACCCGATCCATTACGACGAACCGTCCTGGCGCAAAGACCCTGACACGCTGATCATGGCGTTCTGCGTCGCCGGATTTATCTTCATGGTCGTTTATCTGCTCATGGGGAACTGACATGAGATCATGGACAAAGATCGTCGCCGATGATCGCGCAAAACTCAATTACATCATTCACAACCTGCGTCGCGGTTTAGTCAACGCACATGAAGTCGATTTTCTGCATCTGTTCGTCGACGAAGCATTGAACGCCAAGCATCGCACTGGCTACGCCGACTGGAACGGCGACCCGATCTATGAACCAATGGAGGAATTATGAGCCTATGGCGAAAGCGCGAGATCAAGCAGCACGACAATGACAATGACGAACTGGAAATCTGGCACGTTTGCATGACGATCATGGCGTTCATTGGCGGCGGGTTTCTGTTTTTACTTTTGATATCTCTAATCGCATTATGGATAAACTGAATTTCAACAGCGAAAAGTCCGTCGCACGCATTGAGCGCATACAGGAATTATTGCGCAGCCAGGCAATGTCGCAGCAGGAACTTGCCGACGCGATCTTTGTGAGCAACCGATATGCGCGGGATTACATCGTTTATTTGCAAGAGATCGGCTGCATTCACATTGCGGACTTTCGCAGAGGTACACTGCCAGGCAACCGTCGGCATCATATCGCGTTGTATCGCTGGGGCATGGGCGCTGACGCTGTTGCGCCGCCAATGGAACGCAAGCCGCGAACTATTGCGACTGATCCAGACGAACGACGCGACCGCGCAGTCGCACTAAAGAAAGCCGCGGCAATCCAGCCGTTTCGGGACTGGTCGGCGGCGTGGATACCGACACGGACGCAGCATGACTGAATTTCCACAGTCAACAACCAACCAGCTGTACTTCCGCGACCCGGCAATCGAGCCGCCGCCAAGGGCGACAAGTATGCTGCTGTTGAACCCTGGCGGCGTCTGCATCATTGGCGTTTGGGATGACAGCTGCATCGGCTGGTGTCCGAAACCTAAAATCCCGAAGTCACTTAAATCCAGACATGCCAAGGGCCAGTTATGATTTTATCCAAAGGAAAACACTGGATTGCGATTGACCCAGCCGCTGCAAAGTTTCAGGAACTGACTGTTCAGCTGAACTTGGCGGAACGTTACCTGCACTTGATGCAACCTGACACGGTCGGCTGCGATTACTGGGGGCTGTGCCGCGACAATCCAGAGGAAAACACCGTCGTGCGGCTGGCTGACGGGATGTGCGGCAACCAGATGGAAGTCACGTACAACGACGTCATGCGCGTGCTGCCGCGTCTAAAGCAGCTGATGGCCGAACTGGACCTGCATCCGTACATCGGGAAGAACTACATCGGCAACTGGGGCATCCATCGCCATGCGTACAGCCGTGACAGCAAATGGAACCTGTGCGTCATGGGGCCAGGCAACGACCCTGCGACAGTAGCGTTCCACGAAGTCGTGAAGGGGCCTGTTTATGAGGCACTGACTGACACGCATATATTCGACCTGCTGGATCGGCAAGCCAGGACGCGGGTTATCGAGTCGCTGCCAGTCAACGTCAGCGATATGTATTCATTCAATACATGGGTCTGGCACTCGCACAAGGTCAAGCGACGGGACAATCATGTCGAATGTTTTTTGTTGCATTTTAAAAATGCTGACACGCAGACGAAGGCCATCGAAGTCATTAAAAACGGGCGGCGTGGTATCTGGCGGCGCACTGCCGACAAACTGGGAATTTTATGAAAACAGTAATCCTGATTTACACAATAGCCGTTGCCATCGCGTGCGTCTGCGCTGCTGCGGTCGCACTGCAGGCACACGTTCCAGCGCCGACTTATCCGTGCGCTGTTCACAAACATAATTACACTTGCCACAAACTGCCATGACAACACGAAACCCTATAACCGGCGATCCGATCCAGACGAAGCCGGCGACTGATAATTATCGCGAGAACTTCGACCGGGTATTCCGCAAAGCCTGTCCGCGTTGCGGCAAGGTCAACGCCGCCGATATTCATACCTGCACGCCGCCAGAAGTCATGCAGGCGCAACAGCAGCTGACAGACCTGGCGCAAGGCGAAGGGTATGGCCTGTGCGACAAGTGCGATCCTGATACGTGCTGCCGGCTATGAACCGCGAAGACATTATCCGCATGGCGCGAGAGGCTTATATGCAGCCCTATCCACTTGATACATACGCAGGGCATATCGTTAATTTGGAAACTTTCGCCGCCCTAGTCGCAGCAGCAGAGCGCGAGGCGTGTGCGAAGGTGTGTGACTCACTTAACGAGGATTTTGACAGCCTGCACGTTGAGTCATGCGCCGAAGCCATCCGCGCCAGGGGCGAGTCATGAGAGGCGCAGAGGTCCGAAAAATACAGCGCACGCTGCAACTCAAAAACCTGCAGCTGTGTGAGAAACTGGGCGTCACTGAAGCGACCCTGTGCAATTACAAAGCGAACCGGCAGAAAGTGCCGAACAGCATCCAGCTGGCGCTGCTGTACCTGCTGACGGGGCGTGACCAGCAGGTAACAACAGTGAACTGTATTAACGAGTAAGAATCACGCAGCATTGACTGCGGACTACATAACAGGGGAAAAAATGAAATATCTGTCGGTCTGTTCCGGCATTGAAGCCGCGACTGTTGCATGGCATTCGCTAAGATGGAAACCAGCTGCGTTCTCAGAGATCGAAGCATTCCCGTCTGCTGTGCTGCAGCACCATTATCCCGACGTTCCGAACGTCGGCGACATGACTAAATTTAACGAATGGAATTTCAATGAGCCAATTAAACTTTTGGTCGGTGGAACACCTTGCCAGTCATTTTCCGTTGCCGGACTCCGCAAAGGACTCGCAGACCCAAGAGGAAACCTTGCGCTTACGTATGTCGGAATTCTTGACAAGTTTAGACCCCAGTGGTGCTTATGGGAAAACGTGCCAGGTGTCCTCAGTTCAAACGGTGGACGGGACTTTGGTTCCTTCCTTGGGGCGCTGGTCGAAATCGGGTATGGGTTCGCATATCGAGTCCTTGACGCTCAATATTTCGGAGTGGCACAGCGACGCCGTCGTGTGTTCGTTGTCGGATATCTTGGAGACTGGCGACCTGCCGCAGAGGTTCTTTTTGAGCCAGAAAGCCTGCGCGGGAATCCTGCGCCGCGCAGAGAAACGGGGAAAGAAATTGCCGGAACCTTTACGGCACGCGCTAGAAGCGGTGGTTGGGGATCAGACGTAGATTTGGCTGCTAGTAATTATATGCAGCCGGTAATCAGCATGGCGCACGGCCAAGCTGGCGCAGAAATCCGCGTTGATGGCGGTGCGCCGACGCTAACCTGCAATCATGAAGCGCCGATAGTGGCCGGGACACTATTAAAAGGCGGTAATTCTAATAACCCGATTGATGAAACCTTAATTCCTGCTTACGGCATCGCAGGAAACATTATAGAGCGCCAGCCGCAAAACGGCGGGAATGGTCTGGGTTTCAGTGAAGAAGTTTCCTACACGTTGACCAAAACTGATCGGCATGGTGTGGCGCAGCCTGTCGGCGTAACGATCCACGGCACTGACGGAACCGTAAACGTCGCTTCATACACCGAACTGTCCAGCGCGTTGCGGTCACGCATCCCTAGTGGCGTGGAGAACAGCACAACTACTGCCGTGCAGCACGCTATGGCCGTCCGCCGCCTAACCCCAGTCGAATGCGAACGCTTGCAGGGGTTCCCCGACAATTACACCAACATTCCGTGGCGCAAGCAGCCGACCGCACCGGACAAGCCGCGGTACAAGGCGCTGGGCAATTCAATGGCCGTTCCGGTCATGGCGTGGATCGGCAAGCGCATCGCAATGGTTGATGCGATGCAGAATGCCAATGACAACAACGCAGCCGCAAACAATAACCGTCCAGCCGCCGATGAGGCCGTTGCATGACCGCCGCCGACTTCAGAGCCGCCATGCAAGACGCTGGATATGAGCCGCCAGCCGATATCATTCCCGGCAAGTTCCATCGGTTCAGCGCCAACGGCAAGCGCCGTGACACTGCCGCATTTTGCAAGCTGTTCGATGACCTGCGCGGCGGAATATACGGCAACTGGCGCGAAGGCATCACGCATGAGTGGCAGGCCGCAAAGCCAGCCGCGATGTCGCCGGCAGAGCGCCAGGCGTACCGGGACGCTGTCGCCAGAGCCAAAGCAGAGCGCGACGCTGAACAGGTACAGCTGGCAGCGGAAGCAGCCGCCAAAGCCGAAGCGATCTGGCAAGCCAGTGAGCCTGCAAACGACAATCACCCTTACCTGCAGCGCAAGCAGGTTCGTGCATACGCTATCCGGCAGAGCCGCGACGCGCTGGTTCTGCCGATCAAGGACAACGCTGGTCGGCTGCACAGCCTGCAGTTCATCCAGCCAGACGGCGAAAAGCGGTTCCTGACCGGCGGCGCGATCAAGGGACATTACACAGGCATCGGCAAGCCGCAGGGGCGCATCTATATCGCCGAAGGATATGCGACCGCAGCCAGCATCCACCAGGCAACCGGCGACGCTGTCGCCGTGGCGTTCAATGCCGGTAATCTTGAGCCTGTGGCGGTCAACCTGCGCGAACGCTTCCCAGACGCTGAGATCGTGATCGCCGCCGACAACGACAACCAGACGCCGGGAAATCCTGGCCTTACCAAAGCCGCCAAAGCCGCTACAGCGGCGCAGGCGACGGTCGTTGCGCCTGATGCTGGCGACTTCAATGACCTGGCCGTCAGCGATGGCGCAGAGGCCGTCAGCAGGGCATTGAAGCAGGTCACTGCGCCTGTTCCGGTCGCGGTCGACTACGTGTCGCCGCTGCCGGACTGCAACAGCAAAGGGTCGCCGCTGTCGACAATCGAGAACCTGTCAGAGATCGTTCGCCGACTGAATGTGACCGTGCGTTACAACGTGATCAGCAAAGAGGAAGAACTGCTGATCCCGAACGCTGCGTTCAGCGTGGACAACCGGCAGAACGCCAGTCTGGCCTGGCTGGCCAGCTGGTGCAGCCGCTTTCGGATGCGCACTGATAAGCTGGGCGACTATGTGACCTATCTGGCCGACCAGAACCAATTCAACCCGGTCGCGCAGTGGATCACATCGAAACCATGGGACGGAGTGTCACGGCTGGCAGACCTATGCGCGACCATTACCAGCACCGACAACGATCTGCGTGATGTCCTGATGAAACGCTGGCTGCTGTCGGCAGTCGCCGCAGCATTTAATCACGACGGCGTGTCTGCGCATGGCGTGCTGGTTTTGCAGGGCAGTCAGTACCTGGGAAAGACGAAATGGTTCAAACAGCTGGTTCCGGCGCATCTGGGCGTCGTGCAGGACGGAATGATGCTGCGACCAGATGACCGCGACAGCGTCAAGCAAGTCTGTTCGTTCTGGCTGGTCGAACTGGGCGAGATTGATGCGACGTTCAGGAAGTCTGACATCGCCGCTTTGAAATCGTTCATCACGAAAAAGAACGACGTTTTGCGTCGGGCGTATGCGCGGAAAGAATCGACCTATGCACGGCGCACCGTCTTTTTTGGGTCGGTCAACCCGAAGCAGTTCCTGCATGACCCGACGGGAAACCGCCGGTACTGGACTATTGAAGCAACCAACATCGACCATTCGCACGACATCGATATGCAACAACTGTGGGCTGAAGTTCTTTCCATGTACCACGCTGGCGAAGGGTATTACCTGCTGCCGGAAGAAATGGACAGGCTGAACCATCACAATCAGGACTACAGCGTCAGCGATCCTGTGGTCGAGCGAATACAGACCAGACTGGACTGGGAAGCGCCAGAAACGCAATGGATATGGAAATCGGCGACCGAAGTCCTGATCGATGTCGGCGTTGACCGACCAACGCAAGCCGACCTGACAAAGGCAAGCCAGGCAATTCGAGAGATGAACAAGGATCAAAGCCGGCGCACCAAAGTGTCACGACAACTGAAAGTGCCGCCATTGATGCGTCAAGCAGCGCAGTGGTGACAGTATACTGTCATCGACCGTCACCCGCTAAGTTGTTGATTTTACTTAATAATGACAGTATGACAGTATGAATGTATATATATATGGAAAATAGAAAAGGGGGAATAAGGGGCGCGCGTAGAAAAGGGCGCTATATGGAAAATGCTGTCAACCGTGTCACCCTGTCACCCGATGGCGGCGCACTCACATCTGAGGCATAATCAACCAATGTTCACCGTATCCGTCGACAGCAATATCAAACAAGCACTGCGCAAGCTGGACAATTTCGACCGGCGGCAGATGCCGTTTGTTATCGCAAAGGCACTGACCGCAACGGCGAAGGACAGCCAGGCGGCAATCATTGGCGCACTGCCGCGTGTCTTTGAGAACCCGACGCCGTACACGCTGAACGGCACTTACGTGAAAACGGCGACCAAGCAGCGACTGGAAGCGACCGTCAAGCTGAAGGACGAATCGTTCAAAGGCACGCCGGCCAACAAATATTTGGGGCCATCAATCTTTGGCGGACAGCGTAACGTCAAGCGTGTCGAGCGCCTGCTGACAGCAAGGGGCATATTGCCGGCAGGAATGTCGGTCGTGCCTGGTGACGCTGCGCAGCTGGACGCCTACGGCAACATGACCCGTGGCCAGTTCTCGAAAATCCTGTCGCAGCTGAAGGCGAACACGGATCGCTATCAGAACGAAACCACAGCCAGCCGCAAGCGCAAGTCAAAGACCAGTCGCGGAAGGTATTTTGCTGGCGCACCAGCTGGCGGCAAACTGCCTCAAGGCGTCTGGGAGCGCACATCGTTTGCCAAGGGCAGCGCGATCAGGCCGATACTGATCTTCGTCAACGTGCCGTCCTATCGCAAGCAGTTCGATTTTTTTGGTCTGGTCAATCAGACGATTCGCAATAAGTTTGAACAGCGACTGGTCGAAGCCATGCAGTATGCAATGGCAACATCAAGATGATGAAACGTGATATAAAGCGCGAATTGATAATTATCATTCCGCTATATGTCTACCAGAATCACAACTGAGCAATTCATTGAATGTTTTCTACGGTTACGAAGTCCTGAAGAAGTAGCAAAGGAATTGGGATTGCCGGTCCGGTCTGTGTACGCACGGCGGGACAGATTGCAGGAACGATTAGACGTTGACCTGCGAACAATAGATAAGCGCAAGCCGTCACTGCTTTTACCAGAAAACCAATTGCGTGCAGAACTCACAGTGTCAGACTGCAGCATCGTTGTATTCAGCGATGCGCATTACTGGCCTGACCTGATCAGCACTGCACACATGGCGTTGATCGAAGTCATCCAGACCCTGCCGAACGTCGAAGCCATCGTTGCCAATGGCGATCTGTTTGATGGGGCAACAACAGGACGCCATGCCAGGATCGGCTGGGCGACAACGCCAACGACCAAGCAGGAACTGGAAGCGGTACAGGATAGGTTGGGAGAAATTGAAGCAGTAGCACCGAAGGGCGCAAAGCTAATCAGAACGTGGGGCAATCATGACATCCGCTTCGATAGCCGTCTGTCTAATGCTGCACCAGAGTATGAGGGAATACATGGCCTGGCGCTATCGGATCACCTGCCTATGTGGAAGGCGTGCTGGTCGCTGATGGTAAATGAAACCGTTATGATCAAGCACAGATATCACAATGGCATTCATGCAACTTACAACAATATTTTAAAATCAGGGGCCAGGGCTATTGTGACAGGTCACCTACATCGGCTGTGCATCACCCCGTGGGGAGACTATACGGGTCGGAAATGGGGCGTCGACACAGGGACACTGGCAGACCCAAATGGTCCGCAGTTCAGCTATGCAGAGGATAACCCGAAGCCACATTGCTCCGGCTTTGCAGTGCTAACCTTCGATGACAAGGGCGAGATGCTACCGCCTGAACTGTGCGAAGTAATCAACGGTCGAGCATACTTCAGAGGGCGGCGCGTTGATGTTTAATCAACATCAAGGGTCATCATGGGCAAGAACCGTGCCAGAAAGGTACTCCCAGGGCTTTCTGGCCGAGTCTCCCCT